TAGCTCTTAGTCATCTTCAGCATGATCGCATACCGATCTCCACTACCAGCCCCTGTAGTGGTAAACATTATATCGCCAGTTGGACTGGACGCATTATTGACTAGGGGTCCAGCAGATCTAAAGTCGAAATATCCATACCCACTAAGAGTCCAAGCAATTACATCTGTGGATGCATCCCACATCAAGTCTACACTCAGACCATTGCATTCATACCAGATACAGTCAATGGTCACTCCAGTACACGTTGCGTCTGAACCTGATTGGGTTTGTAGTGCGGAAACGTCCACCTTCTTAACAGCAGCTTCGCCACTGCCGTCGGATATGTTGGTGAACTTCATAACAGCGACTTTGTCGCCATCTTGCAAGGTTTGCGAGGTTACTGCATCAGCCATCTAAATCTCCTTATGGGTACGGGAGCTTTCGCTCTGCCCATAGCAGAAGATGTGGTCACCCACCCAAACGAGTGGGTGACCCTATCTTGTTAATTAATTAAGACGATAATGGTGCTATTGGTGCATATTCGATAATGAATGTAAATGAACCTGCGGTTGTAGCGTCTACGGTATTAGTGATATTACAGTAAACTGTTCGCTCACTAGCGGTATACTGGACCGATGCAGGAGCAGTAGTACCACTCTCTGTCTGAGCAACTAGTGTACAATTTACAACATTACCCACTACAACTGTCGTTCCACCATCTAGGATCTGGTCTGTGATTGCCGCAACAAGTTGAGCGCCAGATGACGTTGATCCAACTTCAAATCCAATGTCTCCTGTTCCAATAACTGGAGCCGTAACACACACAATGGAAATATTTGTAATGACGGTGTTCGCTGGCTGAGTAAATTCACCAATGGCTGGGCTGTCACCTGCTGTGGTATTAACCGTAACACCTGTAGCATGTCCAATGCCCTTACCTAAAACTACTCTAGTGGTATAAGCACCACTCGTACTGCTCTTATCGACGGATTGAAATCCGTTTTCTGATCTAACTGGTCCTGAAAAAGTTGTGTTAGCCATTTAAGTTCTCCTGTCGTGGCCAGTGTCTATCGGTTTGCCGATAGTCAGGGAATAAATAATAAAGAAAAGGGGCAGGAGTCTCAGTAGTCAAAACTTTTGGGGTTAAATAGACTCCCACCCCCTTACTCATACTACGCTCCTGGTGATCCCCAGATCCCTAGTGGATCTGATACACCGAAGCTGTAACGCTCGCGAGCTTTGTAACGTACATTTCCAGTGTCAAAGTCACCGTCCATGCTTGTTTCAAGTGCTACACGATTAAAGTGCTTCATTCCGTTAGGAACGTCTGTTAGCAAGAACCATGCATCCGTATCAGTTAGATAATGGTTTACAACAGTTCCGCCAGGTACAACACCCATTGAACGCACAGCGTTAATGTCGTTGTCAGCAGTTCCAGGACGAAGCTCAGATTTCATCACTCTTTGTGCCACGAACTGAAGATCGGGCGGAATGACAAGCGTCTGGGGACGAGCAGCGATCATTAGACCACGCTCATCTGTCCATTTGCCAATCTGAATAACAGCAGCCTCAAGAGAAGTCTCATTGAGATCGACGGCTGTAGCTGGACGGTTAGAGTTCTTACCACCCGAAACGAGTGGGTGACCGTCACCACCAGTTACACCATCACCAGATGCTGTGAATAAGTTTACACCGTCGCCACCCTGGTAAGCAGCAGTAAATCCATTGTTCAACGGAACAACAGCTTTAACCTGTTTGGTGTGGGCCATGGCGCGAGCCAAAGCCTTAGTATAACGAGCCGACAGAGAATCATAGAGATTATCTTCCATTGCTTCCTCGGTAATAGCAAAGCCCATGGCGATGGTCTCATGGTTGTAGCGAGCCGTGAAGCTCTCCTGTGCAGCGTCGTAAGAAATTGCGTCTCCCTCATCTTTAACGGGAGCAGCGTCGAAGCCCGAAAGCTTTACTTCTTCCTCAAAGGACCGATCCGAACTTTCAGTCTCATAGATTTCACTATGCTCGTCATCGTACCGTGCATATTCCATCCCAAAGAGAGCATTAAGCCCAGGTAAAAGTTCTTTGAGTAATTGAGCGCGTGATATAGCCATTTGTCAGTCTCCTATTATACGCCAGTGGCGTTTAAATATGAATGATTAGAGGCTGACCCACTCGACGCGGCATTGAATTTCACAATAACGTCAGGATAGGCATCGCTCGCGGTTGTTCCCTTCGGAGGCAAGCTCATCGGTCCATCGACAAAGTCGAGGATACGAAGAGGAAGTGTATTCGTGGTAGCTGGTGTTGAACCATCCAAAGCGTTCTTGGATTTTCCAATCGAAGTGCTACCAGCAGTCTGAACAACAGACGCGTTAAGTCCACGGTCTGTGGTGTTCACTGCCTCGTCACCTTGCATTTGAAATACGACATTCGGATCGTCTAAGACGTAAGCCATTGCATCAGTTGCTGCATTCGATGCGGGCCATTGGTCACTAAACGTCTTCTGTCCACTTGTTGGATCTGTATAAGAACAGCCCATAAAAATACCACAACTAGTCAAGGCGGTAGTCCCAGTATCTTTTGCGACTGTACCGTCTGCTGCAATCTTAACAAAATCGCCATTAAAAATAGCAGTTCCATAAGTTGTGATAATTGGTAAATTGCGAGTCTTGCCCGTAAACGAGCCTGACGCACTTAATGTACCAATGGGCCTAGCTCCATACGGTGAAGCTGAAGTAGCCATAATAATACCCTATTTAGTTCATTTGTTTATCAAAGCACTAGCGATTACCGCCAAATGCTATACGAGTTTTTCTATCAGGCGCAAGAACTGGCATCCTTGGATCGTTCTCACGCATATAATTATTGTCAACGGCTTGCATCTGTGATTCTGCATGCTTCTTGTAGTAGTCACGACGTTGCTCCACTAGTTCTTGTGGAGCTTTGCACAGTAGTAGTCCGCCAACTTCAATACCACCCTTTTCACCCCATTCAGATTTATGATCGCTCATAATTTGAAGTTCAGGATGGTCTTCGGCCCTTACTGGTTCCCAACCTTCTCTAAATCTTTTAGATACGTTGGTGTTATCAGCATTGCCAACCATTGATGTACGAATCCACCTAAACACATAGCCATCTTGTGGCTCTGGATCTGGTAAAATTGATGCAGGTTCCCAGGATTTATCTCTAGATTCGTTTTCACGACTATCTAAATTCCGCGGTTCCCGTGGTGCGCGTTCTTCGGCCATTTTAATTTCTCTCCTTCATAAGCTGTGCAGCATATTGCTGCGGAGTTAGGCCAAGGCGTTTCGCGAGCCTTACCTGTGTATGTGTTAATGTTACTTTGCGTGGTGATGCGCCACTATTCCTAGAGGCTGCAGCCACGGGACTCGTCTTACGAGTCGTCGCAGTATCAACAATAATAGTTTCTTCATTATTGCCTCTACTGAAGCGCGATGGAAAAACTTCTCCCATTCGTTGATCTATCAAATCGTAGTACTCTTGAGAGTCTGGGTCAATACCTTCTTGATTAACAAGTCTTTCGTGAACACCGTAAGCAAAGCTAGTCATCTCAGTATCTTCACCAAACCATTGATTATTTTCCTGCCACTCCACCGCTTTTGGGTCTGGATCTACTTGCGGCACCTCTGGTACGTATGGAGTCTGCTGTGCTGCCGCTTGTTCTTGCTGTCTTACTTGCTGCTGCCAGTTATCAATAATCTTTTGGGAAACATTAGGCGCATATGCCTGCCCTAGCTGTGCATTTGTTAGATTTTTCTGTGCTTCAGCTATTTCTTGGGAATCACCCGACTCATGTGCCTTTTTAAAGTTATCTTCTGCAAGAGCAAGGTTAGAAGCCGCACGACTCTTCGCTTGATCGGTTAATGCAGCCTGAGAATTGCGAACCAGTTGCAAAAGTCGCTGATTTTCCACCTGCATGGCACGACTGTAGTTAACTGCCTCGCTTGACTCGGCTTCTGCCGCTTCTTTTGCCCTACGCTCGGTGTGATAGTCCTTTTTTAGCTTACCAATCCTATCTTTTACCTTTCCACCGTACTCTTCAAGGTCTTGCCCTTGTTTTTTGAGTAAATTTCCCTCTTTGTCCAGTGGAGCATGCCTTTGATCTTCTTTTGATCGGTCATCTACAACACTAACCTCAAAATCTTCAGATTTTGCCTGTTCTACGTCCTCTGAAGGCGGTTCTATAGTGGTTCTTACCCCTAAAAACTTGTCTTCTTCGGCCATTCTTCCAGTTTCTTCACTCATTATGCTCTCTCCACGCCTCTAGGGTCTTCAACAACCGCTTCAACCGTATCATCGTTGATCAAGCGGAACTCTTTACCATGAATTTTGATTCTTGTACCACTAAATGCTCGAAAAACTACCCAATCACCCTCTTCACAGTAGGGTCCAGTGGGAAATCGACCATAATTAGCGTAAGCATCGGGTCCCATCTTCAATACAAAGCCTACAACAGTCGCGATTGCTTCGTCTTGTTGACTTTGTACCGACTTAATGATGCCACCCTCTGTAGTTTCGGCTACACTGGGGAGTGCAATCAATAACTTATAGCCTTTTGGCACGGGTAGTTGTGTTGCGGTGCGAGAAGAACTGCCTTCTCTCTCAAACGTGATGTCTTCGACATCAATAACAGGGTTTTCTACTTCTTTCGCGAGCTTAGTCATGTGACCTCTCGTTAAATTGTTGCATCCTTTCGGACGGTCGCGCTTCTAATTAGAAGGTTTGTCTTTTTTACTGCTTTTTTTCTTTGGGACTGACACCCAAAGCTCTCCATTATGGTCTATATCAAACTTAAAATCATTTACTTCTGGCTCAACAAAGGCTTCGGCATCTTCTTTGTCAATGACACCGAAATATTTACCTAGCTGAACCAGAGATTGCCACTTTAATGTCACTACATATCCTTAATTCTGTCCTCTAGGTCAATAATTTCACGTTCTGTCCATGCTAGGCCCTCAATAATACCAGTAATCTTACGATAATCTTCCATATCTTTAGCATTTCCTATCGCTAAATGGTCTGCAAGCTCGTTCATCTGCTCTCTAATTGCTTTTTTTAACAGCCGTAGCACACTATCGGCCATTATTATTTCCGTTTCTGTCTTGGTTGGCCTTAAGTCCTAGCTCAAACCCCTTAATTTCTAGGTCTGCGTCTAATTTTTCGGACTCAATTTCCGATTTTAGCTTTAATGCCTGCTCTTCAAGGCTCAATTCTGCCATATCAGTGCGTTCTTTGGCCGCAATCTTCTGTCGCTCAACATCCAGCTTCTGTAAATCAATCTGTTGTTTGGCCTGATCTGCTGCTTGCTTGCGTTGTTGCTCTTGTTCAAGTGTAGCAACCTCGCGTTCACGCATTTGAACAATCGGATCTTGTTGTTGCTGGGCCGCCTCCTCTGCCTGCTGTTGCTGTTGCTTCTTGCCCATCATTTGATCGGCAGCGTCAGCCACAAGTTTAGCGAGTTGTGACTCAAGTCTAGGCGGCAACTGCTCTTCTGCAGGTGGTAGCGTGATACCAAGCTCTTCTTCTATCTGCTTTCGGAAAACAAATGCTAAGTGTTCACGGACATGTGCATCTAATGCACCACTTACTGCGCCACCCGCAGGGCTATTTTGAACTTCCTGCGCTAGTTGCGGATCATTTTTAAGCGCCATGTGAACACGCATATGTGCTTCGTGATCCTGGTATTCATACGCTTTAACAGGAGAAAGTGTAAGCATGTCCTGATTTTCAGTAATAGGATCTTTAGGTGGAACTTCTTCTTGATTCGGAACTACCCGTTCTGCATTAGGAATACCGATAAGCTCCATCATTTGTCTGTGTAGTAACGGCATATCGTACAAGTTTGGAGACTGCTGTGCTAACTGCAGTGCTGCTTGATACTGCATAATTCTTTGTGCCATTGTTGATGCATTCGGATCTGATACTGGAATAACATCAATGCGATCATCGAAGTCTTCAGCCTTAATTCCTTCACCGTCTTCTGTTTCATAAGGATATGCTGGATCTGTATAATCGCGCACAATTTTCGCTAAAATTTTATACTCTTGCTTTAAGCTGGCATGTATTCTAGCCTGAATCGCAGATTGGACCTTCATAGCTCGTTCCATGATCGCAAGAGTGGTTCCCACTGGGGCCTCTTGATTCATGTCCGCTACTTTAAGATCTGCCATCGAAGCAAATCGTCTTCCTTCTTCAACTATGTTGCCCAGTAACTGATAAAGGACCGAAGAAGGTTCCTTATAAGGAAGGAAGGTGATGTTATCGCGAATAACCCCGCCTGGGACATCAACGTCTCTAAACTCTCCTGGCATGATAGGCGTGTCGTCGCCTTTGATTCTAAGTCCACGAGTCTTTAATCCTCCTGGTAGATTGGATAGTGTACCCGCATCAACCAACTGTCTAAGCAAGCTAGTAGCGGACTTGGCTAGTCCTCCAATCATGTGAATTAGACCAAGATTATAAAATCCGATTCCAGGAACATATCCGTAGTGGACAAAGTGCTGAAGCTTTTGTCTATGCACATCTTCTTCATCCCAATTCCTGTAGATAGAAAGAATATCGTTATTGCCCTTGTCAATCGTAATAACATACGGAAGCGCTACTCCGTCTTCGTCTTCATATCCTGGAAGATCAACATCAACATGCATTTCTAAAAGCTGATGTCTTTCACCATGTTCGTATGAGGGAGACACGCCTCCAATTTCATTATATTTCTCTGTAATAGGATTATCTTCTACATTAGAGGACACAAGCTCTACGTCTCTATAAAATCCACTTACCTGTAATTTCTTTATCTGGTTAGCACTTCGAGTCATTACATGAGTATAGCGTTCTGATTGCCCCAAATCTGCTTCGTCATACGCAACAACGAAGTCTTCTGCTGGAACAAACATAGAGGTAGGTCTGCCAAGTGACGGATCAAAGTAGATTTTACGGAAAGCAGATCCAGCTAAAGGCAAGCTAAATAACAGCTTCTCTGTTTCTGATCTATACTCCGTCATCACTTCTATAAGCTGATAATTCAAATACTCCTGAACTCTTTTCGCTTGGGCTGCCTTTTCTTCATCAAACTTACCCCACACATGAGTCTTTACTGGACCCTGTGCAGGTATGATTTCCTGAATAGTCTGACTCTGGAAACGAACAACTGCCTCAGAAAGCATCGGATGGAATACGCCACAAGCTCCTGCCCACGGTGTAGTTCGATCTTCAATTTCCAATCCCAGTTGATCTAGGCCCTGCTCATAGGTCTGTTCCCAGTCAGATCTACTTTCTTTATCAGATTCAAACTGAGATACTAACTCTGAGGCTAATGCAGATAATTCATTTTCATCTATAAATTCGGCAAGGTTAGATTCAAATGAGTCACCACCCATTCCCTCTTCTGCCATAGGATCAAAATCAACGACCATACTACCATCGTCCATTTCTGTAACTAATGAATCATCGGGAATCTCTTGATCTTCAACTACAGTAAGGCCGTCAGGCCCCATATCAAATTCATCTTGATTCAGAAGAGCTTCTATTGATTTGTCTATTGCCACGGATTTTTCCTCTGCTTAAGCTAACATACACAATGAGGAAATATTAACAAAGAGTCAACTCTTAATAATAATCTGCTTTTCTATTAAGAAGGAACTCTTCTTCCTCTTCATCGCTTTCTATGCGGATAAATCCACCCTGACGAAAACGCAACAGTGCCTGTGTCGAAGAGTCTACTAAATCATCATGGTCGCCAGTGGGAAACGCAGCGAACTCTTCTACAACCATTTCGGCCCATCTCGTCTTAGGCGCCCAAACATGCCCAGATGAAAATAAATCTGATACAGCATTCACTCTAGCAATCTTATCTTTACCCCTGCTAGGAGTGTACTCTCCTACAGGTATTCCCATTCTACGTAACTCAAAGATTAAAGGAGTGCCTGCTGCTTTGGCCTCAACAATAAAAGCGTCTGGATCATATTCTTTATACATTTCATAGGCCCTAGACTTCAAGTCAGGAAACTCTAGGCGTTCTTGAAACGCATCTAAAAGAATAATGTTTGCCACATCATTTTCATCTGTAAAAACTCCCCATGTAGTACACGCACTATAATCTGCAGTCTCCTTTGCAAGAAACGCAGTATCCCAAGATTGAATAACAAATTCACAGGAAGGAGGATTCTTCTTGGG